CACTCCCGAATTCTGGGGCCACGGCACCACCAGCGCCAAATTCAAGGTCTGGGATCGGCAGTCCGAGCAAGTGCGGGAGGTGACAGTTCCGCGTAAGGGGTGTGAGGAACCGCTACACCGCGATCAACTGCAGTGATCGGCAAGCACCGCCCCGGTCACACGGGGCTTTTTCATGCCCGGCCCAGATTGCGACAATCTGTGAACTGTCACCCCTTCCCCCGCGTGTTGCGTAACGCACCGGCTACTATATGAAGACCGGGGGAGAGATCCACCGATCGCCAGCCGGCTACAGGCGTTAAACCGAGCCGAACCGCCCCCAGTAGTCCGGGGGCAACCAACCACCACCACCACCGCCACCGACTGCCAGCCATGACCACCACCCTGACCGTTTCCGACTTCGCCGCCGCCGGCCAGTTCTGGACGCAGTTTCGCGGGGAAGAAATTGATCACATCCTCATCACCCGCGAGGATGGCACCCAGACCGAAGCCCGTGGCCTGCTGCACATCGCCAATACCTGGTACATCAACGGCCCACTTCGCAACGGCTACACAATCTCAACCCTGAACCTTGGTCCTATCCCCGCAACGGCAGGCACAACAATTCAGTTCGAGAAGCCCGCAGGAGCCAAGGCGTTCCGCAAGCCTGCAGACGCTCACAAGAAAATCTGGGGCTAACACCAACGCAGGGGTCCACCTTCAGGCCCCTGTTGTCCGCTCTTCAACCATCCAACAACCCAGCACCCTGGCAATGAATCACCTAGTCATCGTTCCCGCCCACGAAGTAACCAGCTTGGCCCACGGCGTCACCGCAGCCGACGACATGGAGGCATCGCAGTACTGGGAGAGGGATGCTGCAAGCCGACGCAGCTACGATCTGGAGCGCTGGCAGCAGGAGTCCGAAGCGCGGGTCGGGTTCCGCATCTGACTGATTGCGACAATCTGTGAACCGGTCCACCATCTCCTCGCCATCTCGTAACGGACCGGCTACCATATAAAGACAGGCAAGGGGGACCCCGAGCCACCACTACCGCAATCAGCCAGTCATGACAACCGCCACCGCTGCTCCTTTTCAAGTCGGTCAAACCTATTACGGATCGCTGAGCTGCGCTCACAGCTCCTTTCCTGTTACCTGCGTTAAGCGCACAGAGAAGTGCGTCTGGTTTGAACACGCAACCATGCCGCACGCCTACACTCCGGCCCGCTCGAAGGCCCGCCCTTGGCGCGACGGCAGCGAATCAGCCAATTTTCACGGCTGGTATATCTCCTCCGCTTCGGTCAAAGACAACGGTTGGGACATGATGACCGCTTGACCCCCAAACCCTGACCCCTGCCCGCTGGCCCTGACCCCTCGGCCAGCCTGCAGCGCTCAGCTGCTATCCACCATCATTCAGCCATGACCACTACCACCATGCAAGTGACTACCCTTGGCAAAATCGTTCAAGCTGCCAACGCTGCCGTAGCCCTTCGGGGCAGTGGCCAGCTAGCCACAAAGAAATACGCAAAAATGATCCACACCCATTGGGCGGCATATATGTTTGCCAGCGGCAACTATGATTCTGTCGATCTTTATTTAGGGTTGAGAGCAATTACATCAGCGCGACCATTAGAACATTTTTCGCAGCTTGGGAGCTGCGACTGGCCGGTGCTGGCCGCTTTCATAGGCTTACAGCACCAACCGACAGGCGTCAAGCCGGTCAAAATGCGCCGATTAAACCACCTTGCAAGCTCGCCCTAGCCCGCCGGGGCTTCCCGGCAACACATCCACCTTCGCTTTCCCGCCATGAACACTTCAACTTCCCCGGCCATGGATCCTAGTTTTGCTGACGCTCGCCGCATGTACACAGAGATAGTGTATGAGCAGCTTGAGAAAAGGGCTGGCAGCCAAGCTGCGCTTTTGAAACACACCAGCGGGAAGCCCCGTGGCGAGGTCGTTTTTATCATTAGCGAATTTCTCCAGGATTTAACGCCCGAAGGAACCGCAGCTTCTGCCATTCGTTGTGAAGCAGAGCGATTCCTGCTTGACATGGAAGCATTGCTTGAAGCGTTAGAAGCAGCTCCAGAAGGCGGCGACGATTGATGCCTGACCCCACCGGAGCCGAACGCCAGCGCCGCTACCGCGACCGTCAGGCCGGTCTGCTGCCCCCAGCAGAGCTACGGCCCTGCGCCTGCTGCCCCCGCCAGCACACCGGCACCCACGGTGATCACTGCTGGGAATGCTGGCGACTGCACACCGACGCGGGGCGTGCTGATAGGTCGGACCGGGTTGCTCGATCCAGGATGCGTAGACGCCGGGAGCAGGAGCAGGTAAGCTAGGCCCGACCACCCAAAAACCTGCCCCATGTCTGCTGAAATCACCCATGTTGAAGCCCTTTACGAAAGCATCACCGAATTGATCGAAGAAACCGAATGCAGCCTGTTTGAGGTCATTGGCGTGCTGGAAGTGGTCAAGACCGAAACCACCCTGGCATCCTTGGCGGATGAGATTGAAGCCGAAGGGGAGTTTGAAAGCGACGGCGTGGTGGGTGAATGACCGCCCCGGTCTGATCCCTTTGATCGTACGCAAAGCCTCTAGGTTGTCGCCTAGGGGCTTTGTTGTGCGCCCGCAACCTTTATCGGAAACCTACCCCAGGAACGGACGCGGTAATCCATGGCCCTAGGTGACCGCATAATCAGCAGCGTAGACAACTACGCCGCCATCCTTGACCAGCTAGAAGCCCGCACCCTGGCCAACACCACCGCCATGCTGCGCACCGCACTGGATCGCATCCTGCGGGACCTCAAGCGGCACTACAGCGCATACCTCAATGCCGTAGGCCCCTCCGATCTTGACCCCGAGGGCAATCCCATCAGGGCCCCCGGCGCCTACAGCTCCGCCGAAGCAGCCACCAAGTACCGAGCCATCCTCAAGGACGCTCAGCAGTTTCTGCCGCCAGAGGAAATCACCGCCTGGCAGCGCCAGTTCACCACCGATCTGGTCGAGGCCCTGGCCGTTGGCGGTGAAGCTGCCGCCGCATTGCAGACGATCGTCACCGGTGACAGCGCCACCTTCGCCGGGGCCAATCCGCTGGCGATCCGTGCCGCCGTTCAGACCGCTACTGCCTTTATGCAGGGCGAATCCGCACGGTTCCGGGATCAGATTGCCCAGATCGTCAGCGAAGGTGTCGCCCGTGGCTGGGGCCCCAAGCGGCTTGAACGGCAGATCGTTGGGGCGCTAGAGGGCACAACCGACCCCACCGGCAAGAGCGCACGGATGGGGCTACGGCAGCGTGCCGAAGTGATCGCTCGGTCAGAACTGGCCAATGCCTACGTCAAGGGGGCCATCGATCACAACCTGGCCGAGGGCTTCAGCTTCATCCGCTGGGTGGCCGCCACCGACGAACGCACCTGCAGGTGGTGCCTCAGCCGCCATGGCCGCATCTACCCGGCTGATCAGGTGGTCATCCCTGCCCACCCACAATGCCGCTGTACACCGGTCCCGCTGCCGGCTGATGAGGTACTGGAAACGGACCCGGTGATTCGTGACACCCTGCTCGATAACGACTTCTGGCGGGAGGAGCAGGCGGCGGGGGTCAGGGCCCTGGCCAAGGCGGAGGGGATCAGCGAGGAACGGGCCAGGGGGCTGCTGCAGCGTGCCCTGACCGCACCAACAGCCAGCGAGCGATACCTATTCCCCGATCGCACCCGCAGCCTGCAGCCTTCGGCGCCGTTAGATGCTCCGGCAGGTGGGCGGACGTTCAGCGAGGCGGTGGGGGAGATCGCGGCTAGGCGGGCGGCTGGGGTGTGAGTTTGTCCCACGCATCAAACTCCTGCTTGTGCTCAATCATGTAAGGCTGCATCCAGTCCCAGCCCTCATTGATTTCCTGCCAGAATCGTCCCGTAAGATTTTCCTGCGTGTATCTTGGGTCGCGGAATAGCCATTCATTCCAGTCATAAAAGTCTTGCGAATAAATGCCAAAAACAGCAGCAGCCCAGAACTCGAAAGCGTATTTGAACTGAATGAAGGGATTTCTCATGGGTCAACGGCTTGGCATTAGGGCTTGTCAAGCCCGATGTGAAGCCACTGCCGGGGCTTGATCGTCAGAGGGGCGGGGTAGAAGCCGTGGCGGCGCAGGATCTCGCCACTTACGACCTCGTAGCGGGGCAGTCTTGATGGAAATCGCAGCCGGCCCAGTCGCCAACGGTAAGCATGGCTGAATGGATCCTTGGTCCACAGTGCCCTCAGCCAAGCCTTAGCAATCCACCCCATGTCGCAGGTGATCACCTCCCCCGTCTCTGGGTTGCAGGCCACCACGCCACGCAACTGGCGCCCCATGCGGTCGTAGACGGTTGCGCCGTTGGGGTACTTCTCAGGTGTTTGCATTGGCATGGTTCAGTCAATGGCGGGGATAGTGTTGTGGCTCACTGAAGTCACCGTATAGGAGCCGTTGAAGTGTTCATTGGGGCCAGTAATCCCTTTCACCACGATGGTTTTGCCTGTAATCGGTGATCTCCAGGCCACTTCTGGCAAGGGTTCATGATTGACGTAGGCCAGATCGGCTTCAGTTGCCAGCTTGAGTGGTATGGAGATGCACCGGCACATCGGGTGCTTAGGTGAAGGTGGCGTGTTCGCCCTGATCATCAGCGGCGCGGGCCAGAAGCCGTGGCGGCCGAACTCAGCCGGAAGATGCCATTGCTGCTGGCGGCCCCTGGCCATTCTCAGGATTGCACCCACTATGCGGCTCTCGCCGATGCGGATGACCTCTCCGGTCTCCGGGTCGAAGGCCATCACGCCGCTGATCCTGCGCCCCAGTCGGTCGCGGACTATGGCGCCGTTGGGGTACTGCTGCTGAAAGGCGGGGGTGTTGGCGTCAAGCATGGGGGATGGGGGTGATGGGTGAGCTGGGGAGGGGTTGCCAGTGGGTGGGGTTTTCGTATTCCCCATAAACGCCTGAGTCGTAGTACGCAAACTCCCAGCGCCCAAAATCGGCAATCGGTCGGTCGCCTGCGTTTGACCTGTATTCGGTGGTCCACTGCGCCGTAACAACACGCCCCCTGTTATCACTTTCTTCGTTAGATTCGCATTCGCCGCCGGCAAGCAGCACCCACGTCCCATCCCTAGGCGCCGTTTCAATCGGCCGCCAGGTGGGATCCGCCCCACCATGCACCACGTCAAGGTGCTGGCTTGGCGTCAGGCCGCCGGAGAAGTCGGGATCATGCAGCTCGGCCAGGTTCACCGGCTGGGCTGCGGGCTGGGCATCGGGACTGGCTGAGCGGGCCAGCCCTAGCAACACGGCGCGGATACCAGCGACGGACTTGTCACTGATATCAACGGCCGGGGGTGCGGCGGATTGTTGGGGCGCAGGGAAGGCGCCTAAGCGGCTCATGCCAAAGGCCATGAGGCCAGAGCCTTTGTCAAGCAATACCGCCTCCTGAGGCACGGGAGCATCCGCCGGCTTGATCTCCAGCAGCGCCTCCGACTGCAGCGGATCAGTAACGGGCTCGGCAGCCAGCGGCCAGCGGGTGATGGCGGCGGTGATCATGTCGCGTGGGACTTCTTTTGAGCAAACGCGGCCTTCGTTGTCGGGTAGACGGAACCCAAACTCGGCGCACAACTCGTCAACATCGGCGAGGCTCGGCCCTTCTGCCTGGTCTGCGGCTACGGGATAGCTGGCGTCACGCTGGGCGATGAAATCGGCGCACGCCCTGATCTTTACAGCCATCTCAAACTGGCAATCCCCAGCCGCCTTTGCCGCTACCCGATGTAGGAACGAGACGACGGGATCGGCTGGCTGGGACGTTGGGGCAGGGTTGGTCATCGGTAGGGGGTGGTAAGGGGATTGGGAGTGTGGCGTCACTATTGGCATTCAATAGCAACAAATTCTGCGGCTTCTGAGTCGCTTTTTGTTACCGGAAGGCCATTGTAGCCACCTCGCAACTGTGTCGATCGACCTACATATACGCGCCTCTCTTTGCAGTAAAGCCAAAACGCACGGCAGCCTAGGATGACCTCAGCAGGCTCAATGCCCCTTCGCTCAACCTCGGCAAAAAGCTCGTCAAGCCGTTCGCTGACCAGCTTCCCGGATGAAAGCCGCTCGTCCCTCTCGGCTGTCTGCAACAGCTTGCGAGCGTGATCCATGGCAATGGCCAGCGGATCATCAGCGGCTAGTTCCATCTCCCACCCGTCAACAGCATCAGCAAGCTGCTTCAGTGCGGATATAAAGTCTGAGTCGGTCATTGGTGGCGGTGAATAGGTGGGTCGGTGGTCAGTTGAAGCCTTCAATAAAGAGGCGTACTTCCTGCGGCGTGCTCAACATCCCTACAATCTTCAGTAGATCGCCGGTTTCAATGTCGGGATGATTTCTGGTCTTAGGATGCTTTGCAAGATCGGCAAACATTGACTCCAGCGCTTGCTGCAGGTAGCCCTGATCCACGTAGGCCAAGGCTCGTTTCTTGCACCATTCAAGGTGCTGTGCTCGTGGTTGCATGAATGGGTTGATCGATGGTGGCGAATGGGTGCCGGGGCGTCAGCCCCACTCCCATGAGGGCCCCGGCCTGCCCATCCTAAGCCATTGCCATTCCCTAAGCCACCCTGGCAAGCTGAGGAAACGCGCCACGCACCGATGCCCCCCGCTACGGATGCACCGATGCCCCCCGAACTGCGGGCATTCCTGACCCTTCGTGCCACGGTAAGGGCCAGGGATGAAGAGGCTACCCGGCAGGTGCTGCGTGAGGTTGCCCTGACCATGCCGCCACGCAGCGGCCACAAGGTCGTCACCATGTTGCAAAGATCCATCAGCTTGAGCGCCCGCGTCTGGCTGCAGAAGCTCGCCTAGGTGGCATCCCACCGAATCGAGGGAACCGTGCTGGTCACTCGAAGCAGTTTCAGGCGCGAGATCATTGACGCCTGGAATGGAATCTGCGCTT